ACTACCACCTCCGGGCGAAGATTTGCCAGAAGGTATCGAAACCGAGCTATCACGTCTAATGGCAGATGCTGGCAAGCAACTTACGCAAGCACATCAGCAGCAGGCGGCGCAGCAGCAAGCACAGCAGCAAGCACAAGACCCAGCAGTGCAGATGCAACAAGCAGAACTACAGATCAAGCAGCAAGAAGTGCAGCGTAAGGCTCAAAAAGATCAAGCAGATATGCAGATTAGACAGGCGGACCTACAGCGTAAGTCTCAGAAAGACCAAGCAGACGCCACGCTAGATGCTGCACGCTTGAAGATAGACCAAGAAGAACTCCAGATTGAGGCTGAAAAAGAAGGTGTCAAACTGGCTGCGGATCGACGCCGAGACAGCAACAAGCTGGACCTAGAGATAGCTAAATTAATGTCGGGTAAAAATAATAGGAGCTAATTGTGGCAAAAACCGTCTTTGACGTGCTTACACAGAAAATCGACGAGGACATCTCGTCTGCAACGCAATTTCTTGCTGGGGGGTCTGCTAAAGACTTCGCAGGATACAAGGAAATTGTTGGCTTAATTCGGGGTCTCGAAGCCAGCAAACAATACGTAGAAGACCTCTCGCGTAACTATATGGATGAAGATAATGACTAATACTCAGACTAGGACTATTGCAGTTCCTGATGCACTAAGAAAAAAGATGGACGCCGAAGCTACGGCAAAACCAAAGAACAAAGAGCGGGAACTTACTAACGAGGAGTGGGAATCTCAACTTCCTAAACCTACGGGGTACCGTTTGTTAGTCGCTTTACCTGATGTGGAACAATACTACCAAGGTAGCACCCTCCTAAAAACAACTGACCAGATGCACAAAGAGTACATCATGTCGATCATGGGCATCGTAATAGACATGGGCGATGGGGCTTATACAGATAAAGAACGTTTCGCTGAAGGGCCTTGGTGTAAACAAGGTGACTACGTGATGTTCCGTATGAATACGGGCACGCGCTTCAAAGTAAACGGTAAAGAATTTAGATTGATGAACGACGATTCAGTGGAAGCGGTAATCCCTGATCCTAGTGGTATCATGGCTATATAGGAGATAACCCATGCCCTTTCAAAAAGTTGAATACGAATTTCCCGACGAAGAACAGAAAATCAAAGATATTGAAGTGGAGGCTTCTAGTGCAATTGAAGTTGATATTGGAGGCAAGAAAGCTAAGGCAGAAGCTAAACGAAACAAGGATGAACTTGAAAGTGAAGTGGATTCTGATGACGACGAATATGAGATTGAAGTCGTTGACGATACGCCGAAAGCTGATCGCAACCGTAAACCGTCTGATCCACCGGAAGACATAACAGACGATGAGCTTGAAGAGTATTCTGAAAAAGTACGCAAGCGTATCCAGCATTTTAGTAAAGGCTATCACGACGAGCGCCGTGCTAAAGAATCAGCATTGCGGGAGCGTGAAGAACTTGAGCGCATTACTCAGCAACTTGTGGAAGAAAACAAGAAGCTAAAGGGTAACGTCAACAAGAATCAGGCAGCGTTGCTTGAACAAGCTAAACGTAGTGCAGTGGTTGAGCACGAAACAGCCAAGAAAGCATACAAAGATGCGTATGAGGCTGGGGACTCAGATGGAGTTCTAAATGCACAAGAAAGCCTAACGAACGCTAAGATTAAGGTCGATAGGCTAAATAATTTTAAGTTACCAGCTTTACAGGACACAGAAACACCTGTTAAGGTGGAACCTGAAGTCGCCCCGCAGCAGATCGCGGTTGACGAACGGGCCGTAGCTTGGCAACAAGATAACCCGTGGTTTAACCAAGATATTGAGATGACGAGCTTTGCTCTGGGGTTGCACAACAAACTTGTCCAAGAGGGAATAAGCCCTCAGAGTAATAACTACTACGAGAGAATAGATTCTCGTATGCGACAGTTATTCCCCGAAAACTTCGAGGATTCGGAGGAGGTACAGAGGCCAAAGAAACGCTCAAATGTGGTTGCCCCCGCTACGCGGAGCACAGCGCCTAAGAAAATTAGGCTCACGCAAACACAGTATCAGCTTTCAAAACGCCTAGGGCTTACCCCCGAACAATACGCCAAGCAGGTTGCATTAGATATGAGGAAACAGTAATGGCTACTAACAGAATTGATCGTGAGCTAGAAACCCGAGAAAAAACGGTCCGTAAAAAGGCTTGGCAGCGTCCAGAGATGCTTCCATCTCCAAATCCCGAGCCGGGCTACGTATTTCACTGGGTTCGTGTTAGCACGCAAGGACAAGTTGACGCCACTAACGTATCCTCGAAATTAAGAGAAGGTTGGGTGCAAGTAAAAGCCGCAGATCATCCCGAAATTACACTTGTTTCTATCGAAAATGATCGTTTCAAGGACAACGTAGTTATTGGTGGTTTAATGCTTTGTAAGGCCCCCATAGAGTTAGTTGAAGAACGCTCTGAATATTACGATAATCAGACTCGTTCTCAGATGAACTCCGTGGATAACAACCTTATGAGAGAAAATGACCCTCGTATGCCTCTGTTCAACGAACGGAAAACGAAGGTTACTTTTGGTAATGGAACTTAAATTATAGGAGCTTAACATGGCTTATCCATCTGTTAACGGCCCTTATGGGCTAGTTCCGGTAAAACTGGTAAGCGGCGTACCTTTCGTGGGCGTAACTCGTCAATATGGTATTGCGAGCAATTACGGCACGAGCATCTTTTATGGTGATGCCGTCCAGTTAGTTACCGGAGGCACCGTTGAGCGTGATACTGCTGATGCAGCAATGACGCCAATTGGTGTATTTCTTGGTTGTACTTATACTGATCCCGTACTGGGCTATCAGTTGTTCAGCCAATATTACCCAGCATCTACCGTTGCATCTGACATCCAAGCTATTGTAGCCGATGGTACCGATCTTCTGTTTAAAGTTGCGGTGTTGTCTTCTGCTGCTGGCGCTACGCCAGTTATTGGAGACCTCGCGCTTACAGACATTGGTGCAAACGTCGCAATGATTAACAATGCTGGTGACACTGCTACTGGTAATTCTAGGTGCGGTATTTCCGACACGACTGCTACAACAAACACACTGCCTTTGCGTATTGTGAGCCTTGTAGCGGAAACCAAAAACTCATCCGGTGGTTACACTGAAGCACTCGTTAAATGGAACGCAGGGCATCAGATGAATAACTTAACCGGCGTATAGGAGGGAATAAATAATGGCTATTTCACGCGCCCAGCTCCTTAAAGAGCTACTTCCCGGTCTAAACGCGTTGTTTGGGTTGGAATACGCAAAATACGGCGAAGAGCACGCCCAAATTTTTGAAACCGAATCCTCAGATCGCTCGTTTGAGGAAGAAACTAAGCTATCAGGTTTCTCAGCAGCACCTGTCAAAAACGAAGGCTCAGCCATCGAATATGACAATGCTCAGGAAGCATGGAGTGCACGTTACGTTCACGAGACAATTGCGATGGGGTTCAGTATTACTGAAGAAGCCATCGAAGATAACTTGTATGACTCACTGTCTGCTCGTTATACGAAAGCATTGGCTCGTGCCATGGCGTACACTAAGCAAGTTAAGGCTGCGTCTATTCTTAACAACGCGTTTGCTGGTAACACCTATGGTGACGGCCAAACTCTTTGTTCGACAGCGCATCCACTTGTTTCTGGTGGCACCAACTCGAACCGCCCAACTGTCGCTGCTGACCTTAACGAGACTTCTCTTGAAGCCGCCGTTATTGCAATCAGCCAGTGGACAGATGAGCGTGGCTTGTTGATTGCTGCTCAGCCCAAGAAACTCATTATCCCGTCAGCACTGCAATTCGTTGCAACTCGCTTGTTGGATACTGAGGGTCGCGTAGGCACTGCGGATAACGATATTAACGCCATCCGCAATAACGGTTCTATCCCTGAAGGATATTCCGTTAACCACTACCTGACAGATACCAATGCTTGGTTCTTGATGACTGATGTGCCTAACGGCCTGAAGCACTTTGTTCGTACCCCGATGTCTACTTCTATGGATGCAGACTTCGATACTGGCAATAGTCGCTACAAGGCTCGTGAGCGTTATTCTTTCGGGGTCTCTGATCCTCTCGGAATTTACGGTTCACCCGGTGCGTAATTAAGGAGGGGGCAAACTATTGCCCCCTTTCTTTTTTTGTGTTATAAAATACTTATCCCTGACAGTCGCATGGTGCGGCTGACACTTGCCACGACAGGAGATTCTCATGGCTCTATCTACTTTTTCGGGACCAGTCCGTTCAAATAACGGCTTTCAGGTTCCCGTTGTTACAACTGCCAACTTGCCGACCGCTGCGAGTACCGCAGTCGGAACCGTTTATATGGTTAGCGACAATGGCGCAGGCAATAACGAATATTGCATAGTAATTAACACTGGCGTTGCTTGGGTTACTGCTGTTGGTGCCGCCCTTAGCTAATAGGAGGCTGGTATGTCTAACTCTGATGTTCAATCTAAACGCGTTACAACAGCCGCTTCTCTTGGCGTAGGCCCTGCACGTATTCGTCAGGTCCAAGTGTTAACCACAGCGGGCGGTGCGGGACGTTTAACTATTACCGATGGTAGTGGTGGATCGACTGTACTAGACCTAGACTTTTTGGCGTCTGACTCTCACTCAGTAAACATTCCTGACTGGGGTATTCGTTGCCAAGACGACGTGCTTATCACTGCTATGACCAATATTAGCGCAATGACTGTCTTCTATAGCTAGGGGGTACTTATGCGGTGTTATTACAAGTCTGGTGGCAAAATAGACAAAGCCAGTATGGGCTGTAATAAACCCCGTCGTACGCCTTCGCACCCCAAAAAGTCACATGTGGTAAAAGCATGTGATGGGGGCAAAGAAAAAGTAATTCGTTTTGGTGAGCAAGGTGCTAGTACCGCAGGTAAACCTAAACAGGGTGAGTCTGCGCGTATGAAAGCTAAACGAAAGTCGTTCAAATCTAGGCACGGTAAGAACATTGCTAAAGGCAAAAGTTCCGCCGCGTACTGGGCTGATAAGGTGAAGTGGTAGCCATGCCTGTAAAATCCAAAAAACAACGCAAGTTTATGGCTGCTGTAGCAAACAACCCGAAGTTCGCCAAGAAAGCTGGCGTTTCAAAATCTGTAGGAGAAGAGTTTATGAAAAAGAGCACTAAGAAAATGATGGGTGGCGGTATGACTGCACCCGCTGGTGGAATGGGCGCTATGGGTGGAGCACCTATGGGTGGAGCACCTATGTCCGAAGAAGAAAAGCGTAAACGCGCTATGATGGCCAAAATGGCTGCTGCTAGTGCCGCTGGTGGCGGTGCCGCTCCTGCTGCTCCAAGCATGGGTATGAAAAAAGGCGGGCAGGCTAAAGCATACAAAAAAGGCGGCAAAGTTCGCGGTTCTGGTTGCGCTACAAAAGGTACACGCGCTGCTAAAATGGTGACAATGAAAGGTTCCTAATGCGTAGGTACTACAAGAAAAGCGATTGCGGTTGTGGGTATAAAGCTGGGGGCACGGTTAAAGATTCGTGCTATACCAAGGTAAAGTCACAATACAAAGTGTTTCCTTCAGCATACGCGTCGGGAGCAATCGCCAAATGTAGGAAAGCAAAAGGTAAGAAATAATGGCAGTTCGCAAGACAGAGAAAGGTGCGGCACTTAAACGCTGGTTCAAAGAGGACTGGAAGGATGTGCGTACTGGTAAGGCTTGCGGACGTAAAGAAGGGGAATCACGCGGGACACCTTATTGTAGACCGTCGAAACGTGTAAGTAGTAAAACTCCTAAAACAAGCGGTGAGATGAGCGCGGGTGAAAAGCGCAAAAAAGTAGCCGAGAAAAAGAAACTGGGGCAACCTGCGGGTAAACCGCGTAAGGTATCCCCAGCAAAGCGGAAGGAGAAGAAGTGATGGAAGTTTTCCAAAATGGTAGGTTCTCTACAGGGGAGCCAGTTTACCAGATAGGCACAAAAAATGCCGATGGTGGATACGACGTTGTTGTGTTTGCGTTGATGAGCAAAGCGGAAGCAGAAGCAAAGCTCGCAGAAATGCAGCCCCCTGTTAAAGTATCGGAAGCACCAAAAGCACCAAAAGCTGCTAAGAAGGCTGGGAAGTAACAATGACGACATCCGGTACCACAACGTTTAACATGGACTTCACGGAGATCGCTGAAGAAGCGTGGGAGCGTGCGGGCCGTGAAATGCGTTCGGGGTACGATCTACGTACTGCTAGACGGTCTATGAACTTGATGACTATTGAGTGGCAGAACCGTGGCATTAATATGTGGACAATCGACGAGGGTACAATAAATCTTGTCGAAGGTACGTCCGCATATGTGCTACCTGCGGATACAATAGATTTGATGGAGCACCAAATCCGTACGGGTGCAGGCAATGCGGCAACGCAATCTGATCTTACTATAAGTCGTATTAGTGTAAGTACCTACGCGTCTATCCCTAACAAGTTATCTCAGGGTAGGCCAATTCAACTCTACATTGAGCGGCTACGTGACGCGCCTGTAGTAAACGTGTGGCCTGTACCAGATAGCGACAACTACGTTCTGTATTACTGGCGTATGCGTCGTATTGAGGACGCTGGAAGTGGTGTTCAGACTTCAGATATGAACTTTCGATTCTTGCCTGTATTAGTGGCAGGACTTGCGTTCTATATTGCTATGAAGATACCTGAACTAGTTGAACGCATTCCTATGCTAAAACAAGCATACGAAGAACAGTTTGAACTGGCTGCTGGGGAAGACAGGGAAAAAACCTCCGCACGATTTGTGCCTAGAATAGGTAGGATGTAGGATGGGCAATAGGTTTGCGTCAGCTCGTAAGGCCCTCGCACTTTGCGATGTTTGCGGATTTGAATACAAACTCCGCGAGTTGCGTAGCCTTATTGTTAAAGGTCGAGACACGAATATAAAAGCGTGTCAAGAATGTTGGAATCCCGATCAACCACAGCTACGGTTGGGAGAGTTCCCTGTAGACGACCCGCAAGCTATTCGCAATCCTAGAGTGGATACAAGCCTTGGGGTATCAGGGAACCAAAGCAGTAGAGACATTCAATGGGGTTGGAACCCTGTTGGTGGGGGGAGTGATCCATACGGATTAACCCCTAACACGTTACTTGGTACTGGATATATAGGCCAAGTTACGATAAACATTACGTAGGAGTAACAAAATGAATGTTTTTGGGATGAAAGAAGTAAAAGTTATCAAGGATAAAGGCGTGCGCCCCTGTGGACACGGCCCTAAGCCTGATATGAAAGGGGTCAAAACTACGGGTATTAAAATTCGTGGTACTGGTGCAGCTACAAAAGGGACTATGGCTCGCGGGCCAATGGCGTAAAACATGGATTATACCGAGCTGAAAATAGACATCCAAGACATTTGTGAAACTACTTTCACAGATGACCAGCTCGCTATGTTCACGCAACAAGCTGAGCAGACTATATATAACACAGTTCAGATTCCTGCGTTGCGGAAGAACGTTACTGGCACGCTAACCTCTAGCAACAAGTATCTATCTATTCCGTCAGACTTTCTTTGGTCTTATTCCTTAGCTGTTATTGATGATTCGGGGGAGTATCACTTCCTTTTGAATAAAGACGTCAATTTTATCCGCGAAGCGTATCCAACTCCTACATCTACTGGGTTGCCGAAGCATTACGCATATTTTGACGACGATTCGTTTATCCTTGGCCCAACTCCTAATAGTGGTTACACTATGGAACTACATTATGGGTACTACCCAGAGTCTATTGTTACCGCTGGCACTACGTGGTTAGGTGACGAATTTGATTCTGCGCTATTAAACGGGGCGCTTGTTCAGGCAGTTCGTTTTATGAAGGGTGAGCAAGACGTTGTTCAGATGTACGAAAGACTGTATGTCCAAGCAATTAAACTACTCAAAAATCTTGGGGACGGTAAACTTAGAGAAGACGCGTATCGTTCTGGTCAAGTCCGCGTCCCAGTACAGTAAGTTAGGAGATAAAAAATGGCAATTTCGCAGGCAATGTGTACTTCTTTTAAACTGGCCCTTCTCGATGGCGAGATGGATTTCAGTTCAGATACGTCACAAACATTTAAAATCGCTTTGTATACTAGTGCAGCTACCCTTGGTGCAACTACTACAGTGTATAGTGTAACCAATGAAGTATCTGGTACAGGGTATACAGCGGGGGGTAACACCTTAACAGTTGTAGCGCCTACTACTTCTGGCACCACAGCATATTTGGATTTTGCAGACACTACGTGGGCTACAGCAACTATTACTGCTCGCGGGGCGTTAATTTACCAATCAGGCGGGACTAATCCTGCTGTTGCGGTTCTTGATTTTGGCGCAGATAAAACGTCTACGGCGGGTGACTTTACTATTCAGTTCCCAACCGCGAACGCATCTGACGCTATTATCAGGATTGCTTAGGGTGATTAAATGCCGTCTTCTACTACATACGTAGGCTGGGGTAGAGCTGCTTGGAGCCAAGGCTCTTGGGGCACTGACCTTATAGTAGTAGAAGTTGATGGTGTTTCAGCTACAGGCGCAGTTGGTACTGTATCTGTTGTCGCTAAAGCAAATGTTTCCCCGAATGGTGTAGAAGCTACTGGGGTTTTAGGAACCGTTTCTGTTAGTGGAGCGGCTACTGTCCAACCATCAGGGCTTGAAGCTACTGGTAATATAGGGACAGTAAACGTAGTTGCCGAGGCTAATGTAGCGGTAACAGGTAACGAAGCTACAGGCGCTGTTGGTGTCGTAGCAGTAGTTGCTGGAGCGAATGTATATCCGTCAGGGGTTAGCGCCACTGGCAATGTTGGCACCGTAGTTGTTACGGGCACTGCAAATATCTACCCTATAGGGGTAAGCGCAACTGGAGCCGTTGGCACCGTCTCTACTACTTCCGACGCAAATGTGGCGGTTTCTGGGCTATCAGCTACAGGTACAATCGGCACTGTCTTTGTAAAATTAGGTATAGTAGAGCGGGTAACTGGAGTTTATGGACAAACACAACTAGGTACTGTAGTAGCTAAAGCTAACGCAGATGTTGTTGTAGCAGGTGTTCAAACAACAGGATTTGTTGGCGGAGTTAATGTTTGGGGAGAAATTGATGACAATCAAGACCCTAACTGGCAAAATATTAGTGGCACTCAAACGCCTTCTTGGGGTAACGTGTCAAGAGAACAGACTCCAGATTGGGAGGCTATAGCCGCATGAGGTTAATTAAATGACAACGCAATATACACCGATTCTTAAACTTGCTCTTCCTGTAGAGGGAGAACTTAGCGGCACATGGGGGGATGTAGTTAACGACAACATCACTTCTATGATTGAACAAGCCGTCGCAGGGCGTGCGGTTATCAACTCGTGGACGGCTAACTCACATACATTAACTACTGCGGACGGCCTCACTGCCGAATCTCGCTGTGCGATGCTGGAGTTCACAGATTCAGGAACTGCGCTTACCGACAATGGTATTGTTGTTTGCCCTACGCTTTCTAAGATTTACATCGCCAAAAACAACACGGGCAGTTCCCGTGCTATAACGCTCAAGACCGCCGCTGGTACAGGTATTTCTATTCCACAAGGTAAGGCGATGCTTTTGTTTTGCGACGGTACAAACGTCGTAGAAGCTGTCACAAACATTAACTCTTTGTCTGTCGGAGACTACACGGTATCTCTTGCTGGCGCATTAACTACTGCTGGCGCATTAACTACTGCTGGCGCAAATGCGTTAACCTTGACAACTACAGGCGCAACCGACGTAACTTTCCCGACTACAGGCACACTTGCTACTTT